TAATCAATCATCACAGACAATCACAATTTTTCTGGATAGTCATGGTTTTACTGTCGGTTTAATTTTAACCCTTGATTTTACTTCAGGTAATGGAATTGATGGAGTCTATACAATACAAACAGTCACAACAAATTCATTTACTGTCACTGGTACAACTTCACAGACAACAAGCGGGAATGTATCTTTCAATGTAAATGCAAATATATCAAATCCTACTGTTTATTTATTTCACAGTGGAAATAATATGAAAGATAGCTTGGACATTGTGTGGCAATCAAACACATATTCGAGGATGCCTGTAAAAGCTGAAGGTTTTAAATATTCTGGTAAAGGTAAATTGCCAAGACCGACATTGACTCTTTCTAATCTTTTAGGAACAATTACATCAATACTACAGCTTACAAATCAAATCACAGCATTATCTGATTTGGCAGGAGCAAAAGTAACAAGACGCAGAGCATTGAGTAAAGATTTAGATGAAGTGAATTTCCCATCTGATGTAAACCCATATAAAAGCGGTTCTGTTGATCCTTCAGCAGAGTTACCACGAGAAGTTTATTTTATTGAAAGAAAAACTATTGAAAATAGAAATATTGTACAATTTGAACTTGTAAGTTCTTTTGATCTGTTTGGTATATCTGCACCAAAAAAACTTGTAACAAAGGCTGACTTTGCAGGCGTTGGAACATTTGTTAATTTTTAATTATGACTTGGAAAGAATCTTTTATAAAATATGCAAAAGAACAAGCACCAGCAGAGGCTTGTGGTTTGTTGGCAATTATAAAGGGTAAAGAAACTTTTTGGTCTTGTAAAAATTTAGCAGAGGGTAAATTTGAATTTTTTATCCTTGATCCTGATGACTGGGCAGATTGTGAAGATACAGGAGAAATTATCGGTGTTATACATAGTCATCCTGTAGGTCCGGCAACACCTTCTGATACAGACAGAGCAGCCTGTGAACATCTTGGCTATCCATATTATATATACAGTATTGAACATGATCATTGGGAATTGTTTGAACCTTCAGGATGGAAAGCACCTTCATTAATTGGTCGTAAGTTTATCTGGGGAAAATATGACTGTTGGAGTATTATTTCTGATTGGTTTTTAGAAACAAAAAATATTAAACTCAAAGAGTGGAAAAGACCAAAACGAATAAAAGATTTTATTGAAAACCCTTTATTTGAAAAAGGTTTACCAATTACAGGATTTAAAAAACAACAAAACAATAAAAATATAAAAGTTGGTGATGTTTTGCTTTTTCAATCTGTCACAGGCAATTTAGATCATGTCGCTGTTTTTATAGGCGATAATATGATATTGAATCATAATATAAAAAGTCTTAGCTGCCGAGAACCTTTTGACTTAAGATATCAACAGGCACTTAGAGGAGTTTACAGATATGCGTCTTAAAAAAATAAAAGTTTATGGTAAGTTAAGGCAATTTTTAGGAAGGCCATATTTTATGGCTGCGGTAAAATCACCACAACAGGCGATGAGTTTTTTGATCGCAAATTTTGAAGGAATACAAAAACATATGAATGATCAGATATATAAAATTAAAATGGGCGGTAGGGTAATTACAGAAAAATATTTATCAATGACAGGTCAAGGTGATATACAAATTATACCAGTTGCAACAGGCTCTGTTCCTGCTGTTGTTGGTCTTATAGGAATAGGTGCTGGGGCTGCCGCTGCTGGAACAGCATTAACAGGGGTAGCAGGTTTTCTTGTTGGAACTGTCTTATCAACAGCATTAACAACTGTTGGAACTACAATGCTTATTGGTGGGGTAACTGATCTTTTAGCACCACAAAATCCAGTTCCTGATGTTTCAAGTGTCAGTGATATTGATCCAGCCATAAGAGGTTCATATTCATTTAGTGGCATCCAGAATGTCAGTTCTAGTGGTGTTCCAATTCCTATAATTTATGGTCTTGTTTTTAGTGGTTCAATTATAATAAGTTCAGGTACAGATTCTGTTCAAGTAGTTAAAAACATAACCTAATGCCTAGATTAGTTGATGACTTATTACATCATTTTGAAGAAGGGATAGTTGATCCTGATCTTATAGATGGTGGTCTGCGTAGTAAACAATTTGCTACCGTATTAGATTTACTCGGATATGGAGAAATAGATTCCATATTAGATACTGGCGGTGCTGGTACTGATACTTTTCGTAAAAATGTTTTTCTCGATGACACACCATTACAAAATGCAAATGGTGATGAAAATTTTTCTGATGTAGAAATTTTTTTTAAGAATGGTGCATCAGATCAAACAGCTTTACAAGAAATTAATGCAATAGAAAATACTGTTCCTGTTGGAGTTCAGGTTACAAATGCTACATCAGTAACAAGAACAATCACTGATTCAAATGTTGACAAGGTAAGAATCAGTATACAGATTCCAAGCCTTCAAAAATTTGAAAATAATGGAGATATAAAAGGTACTGAAGTAAAAATTTCAATAAGACTAGTAGAAAATGATGGGACTATACATAATCCTGTAGAACAAAATGCAATTAATGGTAAAGCAACAAGTCCCTATGTAAAAGATTATGAAATCAAGTTTGAAAAAACAATGTCATTTCCTGTTTCTATAACAGTTATCAGAGATACAGAAGACAGTACAGATTCACGACTGCAAAACGTAACTAATTGGCTTTCTTTTACTGAAATAAATACTGATACAAGTGCTTATCAGGGTTTTGCCTATGTCGCCATAAGATTTAATGCACAGGAATTTCAAAGATACCCAAAGCGTATGTACCGTATCAAGGGTACAAAAATTAAAGTGCCTAACAATACAACCATTGATAGTGATAATGGCAGGGTTATTTATTCAGATGATTATATTTTTGATGGTACGTTTAAAACAGATAAGGAATGGTGCTCTGATCCCGCTTGGATTTTATATGACATTTTGACAACAGATAAAGGTTTTGGTGGGCCGGATGGGGTTATTGATGCTGATACTTTAGATGTTTTTTCATTCTTCTCTGCCAGTAAATATGCAAGTGAATTAATTACTGATCCGATTACAAATACAACAGAGCCAAGATTTAGCTGCAATGTAATTCTTAATCAAAAAAATGATGCCTATTCTTTAATTAATGATTTATGTGCTGTGATGAACGCGATGCCATTTTATAGTAATGGCACACTGCAAATATCTCAGGACAGACCAACTAACACCACAACAAATACATCAGACCCACAATATATTTTTAATAACTCAAACGTAACAGAAGAAGGTTTTACATATCAGGGAACAGCACAAAGAACAAAATTCACAGAAGTTGAAGTTGCTTATTTTGATAATGACACCCAAACAATAGACTACGAATTAATAACAACTGCTGACATAACAGCTTTGTCAGATTCCATTTCTAAATTTGGCAGAACAAGAAAAACTATAAAGGCTTTTGCCTGTACTTCAAGAGGTCAGGCAAATAGATTGGGACGTTGGTTTTTATATTCAAATTTAAAAGAATCAGAGGTTGTTTCTTTTACGACGACCCTTGAAGCTGGTGTTATTATCAGACCTTCAACTATTATCGCCATTGCTGATTCATTAAGGGCAGGCGTAAGAAGAGGAGGACGTATAAAATCTGTTACCAATACAACAACTATTGTTGTAGATGATGAAAATAATACTGATTTGACATTAGAAAATGCAGCAACATTATCAGTCGTTTTATCTGATGGATCAGTAGAGTCAAGATCAATAAGTTCTATTAGTGGAACTACAATTACAGTTTCTTCGGCTTTTTCTTCTGCACCTTTAGCAAACAGTGTATGGGCTATAGAGAATACTGCTGTTGAATTTCAAATATATCGTGTAATTTCCATCGAAGAAAATAATGAATCTGAATATACTATTACAGCACTTATTCATGACACTGATAAATATGCACAGGTAGAAGATACAACAGTTGCTCCGAATCCTAGAATAATAACAACTTTACTAGACGAAAAGCCTTCTCCAAGTAACCTAACGGCAACAGAGCAGATTGTTGTATTAAACAATAGGGCGGTATCAAAAATATTTGTTGCATGGGAGTCAATACAAGGTGTCAAGGAATATTTATTAGAATTTCAATATGAAAATGACAATCCAGAAAGGTTTAGAGTTGCAAGACCCAGTTTTGAACTTTTTGAATCAAGGTTGGGTACTTATACCTTTGCTGTTAAGTCTGTAAATACTTTAGGTAAATTAAGCAGTGGAACTTCAAATTTCACATTTGTTGCACAGGGAAAAACAGCTTTACCAGCAGATCCTACG